TGTTGAGTCACATACTTCCATATAAAAAATATAAAATAACCCATACCAACAGCCATGACAACAGTTATACCTTCGTCTTGAACCGCTTTAATAATATCTTCCACACAACTAATCCTTTCTGGCGTCCTCCTTGCCATCGGCTGCAGACATCCTACGGACATCTGGCTTCACACCCAATACATGGCATACCAAAGAATCTAATCTCACAATTTCATTATTAAGGGTTTTGACACGGTTATCTAATGCCGAAATCAAATTATTCAATGTTGCAGCAGAATCCACAACAGAGGCAAGTATATATTTTAGGAGTATAACAATAAAAACACCACCGCCTAGTACAGCAGTGATGGTAAAACCTAACTCAGCAATAACATCAAAGATTTCCATACGGTATTCTCCTATGGATATTTAGGTGATTTGAGTGTTTTAGGTCTTAATTTCGTGTAGTTTAACGAAATATTCTGCATCAACCACCACAAGGGGTTTTTGGTTGTTGCGTTTAATGAACACTATTGGTTCATAATCACCAGAGTTTGACTCTGCTTGTTCGTATGATTTCCATACGTTGAGTGCTTCTTGATTTTTGCACTCAATAGAATATGGAAACTTCTCTCTCGCAGCACGGGCCATGATAAGGTCTTCACCCCCTGCACCCATACTACGAGACTCTACATCCTCTGGATGTACGTCAAGTTGTTCAATCAGCTGATCACGAACCCATTGTTGAAATCTGCGACCTTTTGCCTTAGCACTACTGGTCTTCACCATTGTCTCCAAGACCTCTTCGTGTTCCAGTAATAAAAAAATTAGTCATCCCTATCCTCATACTCTTCTACTTCATCTTCAAGTTCTTCTGCGAGTTCACCCCCACAGAATACACAAAACTTTAAAGAATAATAGTGTTCATCCATAGAGTGCGTTATTTTAAACTCTGCTTCACATTCTTCACATACTATAAGTTTCAAGCTACTGCCTCATATGCGTCATCCCAACTACCTGATAATCCTGCCACCTCATACTCAGTGACACGGTTCTCAAAGAAGTTAGTGTGGTCTGCACCGTTCAGTACCCACTCCAACCAAGGCAGAGGATTTTCCTTCACCTTGAAATTGGTTTTCAAACCCAACTGTAACAAACGTCTATCTGTTATATACCTTATATATGATTTTACTTCAGACGCATCTAGACCTTCAATCTCACCCATCTTGTATGCGAGGTCAACGAATTTATCTTCCAATTTTACAGCAAGTCTGGCCATAGAATAAATATCTGTTTTAAAATCATCATCAACTACCTTGGGATGTTCAACACAGAACTGACGAAATACCTTTGCGTTCCCTTCAACATGCATGGACTCATCACGAATAGACCACTCAACAACCTTACCCATACCCTTCATCTTACCGAACCGTTGAAAGTTAAGAAGCATAACAAATGATGCAAACAGTGCAACACCCTCGTTGAACACAGACTTTGCAAGTGCAAGTCCTAGTCCCTTCATGGTAGCATTGTCTGACTCCTGCATAAACTCAATCTTATTGACCATCTCTTTATATTCAAGAAATGCATGATACTCACTGTCGGGTAATCCAAGCGTCTCGTTCAACAATGCATACGCACGTTGGTGAATACCCTCACGAGCAGCAAAGGAACCAAGCATGTTACGGATTTCATTGTTCTTAAACTTAGGAATAAACTGATCATAATAGTTCTGACCCACAGCCACATCGGACTGTGTGAACAAACGCAGAATGTTGGTGACGTAATCTTTCTCAACCTGAGTAACCTTACCAGACTTCCAATCCGATACGTCCTCTGACAAATCAAGTTCGTCCTCAATCCAATGTGCCTTCTCATGTCGTGTAGTAATCTCTACTGCCCAAGGATAGTGAAACGGTTTATAGGTTTCGCTGAATTGCAATAGTCCACCACCACTACGTTTCTTGAGAAGTTCATCACCCATTTTCATAAGGTCATCATAGCCACCGATACGTTTGTCGTCAATAAAGATTTGAGGAACGGAATTAACTCTACGAGTATTCGTCTCGCCTACCACTTCGGTAGCACCGTTGATCGTCTGATAAAATGCAAGACGTTCTTCTTCGTTATCAATCAACTCCTCTTCATACTCAAATGCATGTTCCTTCAACCAACTCTTAGCCATCGTACAAAATGGACAATCTGTTTTTGTTACTACTCTTATCCCTGACATGCCACACACTCCTCTTGACTCATAGCCTGAGTCTCATAATCTTTCAATGCTTCACGCACTACCTTGGTTGATACATTCTCTGCTTTGTTTGAAGTTTCTGTGCGTAGGTAATACAACCCCTTGCAACCCTCTTTCCAAGCATTGTAGTGTACTTTATGTAGGTCTGCCTTCGACGCACCCGCTGGAAAGAATATATTTAGAGACTGCCCCTGACACAGATACTTTTGACGATCTGCGGCTTGAGTTACGATTGCGTTCTGGTCAATCTCAATCGCAGTTTTGAATACCTCCTTCACCTCATCAGATAGGAATTTTAGATGTTGCACAGAACCACCATTAGTGATGATTGAACTCCATGTAGTTGCATCATTCTTACCAATCTTCTCCAACTCTTCTTCAAGATATTTGTCTTTAACCAGATGTGAACCAGCACGGGTTCTGTGTGTGTAAGCATTTGCCTTACTAGGTTCAATAGATGGTGATGTACCACAGATAATAGAACTATTTGCATTAGGTGCAATAGCAAGAAGATGTGAGTTACGCCGTCTTGTACTTTTCATATCAGGACATTCTCCACGTTCTTTCGCAAGTTGTTCTGTCTCTAAAACTGCTTCCGATTTAATTCTATCAAACATAAGAAGGTTTGCTGCATAAGCTTGTTCTGAATCAAAAGAAATATGGTGTTTATGCAGATAAGAATGCCAACCCATCGCACCCAAACCAAGAGAGCGTTCTTGTGTAGCAGAATACCTTGCGCGACTAATCTCGTCACCAGCATTATCGATGAAGAACTGAAGCACGTTGTCTAGGAATCGAACAAGATCACGAATCATTGTAGTATCCTTCCAATCGTCATACTTCTCCAGATTGACAGATGACAGGCAGCACACAGCTGTGCGGTCATCATTGGTAGGTAGATGAATCTCATTGCATAGGTTAGACCCGTTGATCTTCAATCCCTTGTCTTTCATGGTCTGTGGCAATGCACGATTAGCAGTATCAATGAAGTTAAGGTATGGTTCGCCTGTACGATAACGAATCTCTAGGATCGTCTCCCACAACTTCCTTGCTCGCATACTGTCACGCGCATCCTGTTCGTTTGGGTCAACCAAGTCCCACATCTCATCGCGCTCTACAGCTCGCATGAATGCATCCGTGATATTCACCGCATGGTGCAGATTTAGGTTCTTACGATTGACATCTCCTGTAGGAATACGCATATTAAGGAACTCAATAATATCAGGGTGGGATACATCCATGTATGCAGCGTATGACCCCTTACGGGTCTTCCCCTGTCGATATGCGGTCATATCAGCGTCCACTGTATGAATGAATGGCATTGGGCCGGGGGCCTTATCTGACACTGCACGGACATCACTCCAATGTCCACCGACTCCACCACCCTTGACTGACAACCACCGCAACTCAGCAGAATGGTCAATCAGTCCTTCCAGTGTATCGGGGACATATGTAAGAAAGCAAGAGATAGGAAGTGCGCGGGTTTTCTCACCCGGCATCGGAGCATTGGATAACACAGGTGACGCAAACATGAACCACCCATCACTTACATAATCGTAAATGCGTTGTGCCAGTTCCATGTCGTCATATGAATACGCAACCGCTGCTCTTGCATATGCCTGTTGTGGTGATACCTCATCCTTTGTCTGGTAGTAATCTGTAAGTAACTTCTTAGCTTGTTCTGATAGAGATTGATCTTTTGTTCTGTCTATTTTGATCCCAACGTATTCTTCTGTGGTTTCGAGGTATACAACTTCAGCGGTTGCGACTTCCATTTCTTGCTCCTATATCCTTCTCCACTCTGCGAACCTCAGTTTTGCTGATGCACCTGAGAAGGTATTGTTTGTTATGATTTCTTGTACTTCTTTCTTAGAATAACCAGCGATAATCATATCGTTGATATCCTTCTCCTTCATATGATCAGGCCACAGGCATACGCTTTTCCCCTGATCTATCGTCTTCTCTATCTGTTTGTTGATCTCCTTGTTTCTAGGTTCATTATCGTAGATAACCGTGAGGTTACCCTTTATATTACTAAAGTCTGCACCAGCAACCGCAATACAGTTATCTAGAAACAGACTATCTAATGGGCCTTCGACAACAAGGATAGGTTTGCTTTTGTCTACCTTATCCAGACCAAATATCTTCTCACGCTCCTCATCAATCTTGATAGTGATATACTTAGGTTGTTCGTTACCAAAGGCCCTACCCTGATACGCAAACACCTCACCATCTTCACCACGGAACGGAATAATCAACCTTGGATGATCGCCACCCAAGGAAGGAAACTTACCTTTTATTATCGAATTCGTGAATTTAAAAAATGACTCGCATAGATACAAATCGGAGAGCGATTCCACAGGGAGTTTTCGTCTTTCAACAATCTGTTTCGCCGGGTGGTCATCAGGTAGGTTCTTAATAGATTTAAGGCCCTCAAGGATACCCTTTTTGCGAAACACTGGTGCATTGAATTTGAACTCCGGTTGAGGACTACTAC